GGCACGACGATGTTCTAGAGTATTTACAGCCTCTTCAAGGGCCGCTGCCATCATGACCGCTCCCAAAACATTTGGGGTACCAGGGATGTCCATGAAATAGCGAGATCCAGATCCGAAATGAGTCCAGTCATCTAAATCTTTCACAAACAGGAATCCAATGCCGCCTGGTCCTCCGAATTTGTGCCCACCAGCTGCTGCAAAATCTACTCTCATATGCAGCACATTTACTGGCTCTTTGCCAAGTGATTGAGAGATATCCGAGAACAACTTTGCTTTAGGAAAACTGTTTTTAAACCACTGAATGTTTTGAATGGAGCCTATCTCATTTTGCATGTGTATGCAGGCGATAGATCCAAAATCATCCATATTTGGCGGTGGAAAAACCTCTCCGTTCTCGTTTACATGGAGTTTTGAGTATATTTGCCCAATAGCTGCCTCACATCCCTGTGTGACTGCCGGATGTTCTACAGGCGATATGTAGAATGGTCCAGGTACCCGTTCTAACATCCTCATAGCCCATTCACAAGCCTGAGTACAGCTATTTGTGAATATGATATGCTTAGCGCTAGGAGCGTTTATAAGCTTTGCAATTTTAGCCCTTGCTTCTTCAAGCGCCGCAGCTGCTGCACGACCAGTTACAGATGGAGATGACGGATGTCCGTGTGCAGCATCAGAATTCATAAAAGCAGCCTGTGCTGATAGGGCCGCTTTGCTTAGTGAGACATGCGCATTAGCGTCTAGATACAGTTTCATGTACCTGAATATAACGAATCAGGCGCTAGCCCAACCTTCAACTTCTACAGTTGTAGAGCCGGCTGGGGCTCTGAACCAAATCTTAGAAATAGACCTATTAGGAAAGAAACGCTCATCCTGAGTAGCAGTAATGCGTCCATGTAGCGTATTACCATTGAATGAGTACTCAAGCGTCTGGCCGCCAGTGTTACGAATATAGAAGCTATGTGATGGGCCCCGAACACCTGGAATGTACGGATCTTCAGTAAATCCCGCATTGTCCACCGTATCTGCGTGAAAAAAATTGAAGTCTGCCCCTTTAGTTATTTTGGCATTAGGATCGGGAAATACCATGTGTTTAACCTCTTAGTTAATACAATATTATGCACCAGTGATATTTCGCGCCTGACTGTATCCAATATCTATCATTGGTCTAATATACTCTTGTTCAAATAACAGAGAGTTTTTCATTAAGGATTCTTCCGGTCTATAGATATTAATTTCAATATACCTTTTATTGGGCACATCAGCTCCGGATAAAACTAAATTATTGATTTCAATAGCACGATTAAGATCATTGTCTAAAATTTCATCAGACATTATATCTAGAATTCTTGGGCCCAATTTAAGCAGCTTAGGAGCTTCTTGATATTGCCTTACAAAACTACTTTCAGGACTGGTCAGTATAACATCTATTTGAGTGGCACCTTCTGATATTGCACATCTTAGTGGCGTAATTTCTCTAATCCCGCCATCTGTCCAAAATTCGCCATCTATTTTTACAGGTTTAAAAGCCATTGGAAATGAAGAAGATGCTAGAATAGCAGCCGGCATATCTGGGTAATCTTCCGTAAATATTCGATATTCACCAGTATTAATACTAACAGCGCCAACTCTAACCTTCTTTCCACTAGAAGAAATACGATCCGATGAATAGTTCTCCCTAACCAGCTCCTCCAACGGGTCACTATTGTATAAACTTGATTTGAATAAAGAAACTATATATCCAAGGTAATAAAATGGTTTTGGTAAATTTACCCAGCTAACATAAATATCACTACTTTTAAGATCATGCCACATATCAGTGAGTTTATCTATACATACCCTTTCTTGTCCATGAGGATACATGCCCAAAAAGGCTGCATTTATTGCACCAACTGATATTCCACATATAAGATCGTACTTAATTTCAAAATCACCAAGAAGATGCTGTAAAACACCAACCTGGTAAGCTCCCTTGGCAGCTCCGCCACTAAGAACAAGCGCTCTCATACGTACCTCCAAGTCTGTCTGTTGATAATCCGATAAATACAACCTTCACTTATTATTATGAATTAATAATACATTAAATTTCCACCAAAATACCTCCGAGAACAAAAATTTATCCGACAATATTACGCAATAAATGGGAATATCTTTTTAAAAGTATTTGAGGAAATTTCTGCAGAAGATATGGTACCAGTTGTAATTACACTTGCAGTTCCATCATTAGTTATAGTTCCATTTCCACGAATAATTATATCACCAGCAGTACATGATGAATCTATAATTACATGTCCAGAATTCATGCTTATGACGGCGTATGAATTAGAATTATTAACATTTTCTATAACTAAGTAACCATCTAATCCCGATACTACCAATTGACCCCCGTTTACGTCTATAGTAGGAGGATTTGTAGGAATCGCTGGAAATTGTATATTTGTCGATAGATATGTTTTTTCGTCAGTATGAAGATCATTTAATAAAAGTTGCGCATCGGAACGAACAGATATTTTTCCGTATATAATGCAGTGGTGAAATATACCTCTTAAATTTTCTAATGAATCCGTTAATATACAGTTATGCCCACATAAATCAGTAACAATAGATGGTATCGAACTAAGCCCAACCGTTCCTGATAATGTTAGGTTATAAAAAGTACCACCGCTAATATCATATCCATCAAAATTTAAAGTGGCCCTACCTTCAGATTTGATAATCCAATTATCAAGATTGTGTGGTAGAATATCAGAACCTCTTAAATGTATTTCTTTAAGCCCGATTTCTTCTCCTAAAATAATTGCATCTGCCAGAGTTTTTATTGGCATTGCTGGCAATCCACTAACTCCAAAAATGGCCCCATCAATGCCATCTATAGTGTCTACATGAACGGCTCCGTCATAGGCAATGGTTTGTATTTTCCTTCCCTCAATTAAATCTATTGCATCTACTTGGGCAGTACTAGCATTTGTTATTTTTCCAATGCCACGAACAATTATTTCACCATTTGTAACTGTTGAATCCAAAATTACACGGCCAGAATTTAAATTAATACTAACTTCATCTAAACCAGATTTATTAATAAGCCGTATGCCTCCATTATAGTTAGGAAGAATTAAAGACTGCCCATCCCCGCCCATATCAATAGTAGGTATGGCAGTTCCAGCCGTATCATCATAACAATTAATAATACTAGCTTGTTGCCCGCCAGCCAATGTTATAGTTCCTCTTAATCCGCTATTTTTAATAAGTCCATTAAAAAATAATAGGTCTTCTAAAAGACAATTATTTATAGTTGAATAGCCATCAAGAACACCATCAATGATGGCATTATTAAATTCACAACCTTCTACATCAGCATCTGCTATTATAGTGAGTCGACTTTTACTCTGTGATTCACCAATAAAAATTAAATTCTTAAAAGATAATCCAGAATTAATATTAGCATTACCTTTAACAAAAAATTTAGTAAATCCACGTGATTGAACTATTAATAAAGCATCTGATAGATTATTAACTGGGGCTCTTTGCGTACCAACTGGAAAATTTACTCCAGAAAAAGAGCTATTTAAATCAACAGTTACTCCGCCACCAAAGCTTGCATATTCAATATCTATAGAGTTACGACTAGTTGCTGAACTGGCACTAGTTCTAAGTATTTGAACAAATGCTGATGGAGATACGGAATCGATATCACTACCAAAAGCATCTACAGCAACTAGGTTACCGCCGGTTATTTCACACTGTATTTCATTATGAATTTTATAAAAATCCCCAATTTCCCATTTATTAGTAGTACCGCCAGCCAACGGTTCATGCTCTACTTGAGTCTCTGAAATGACTCTAATAATAGTAGTATGGGAAAGATCTGGAAAGTTTGTAATAGTGGCGCCTCGTAATACTCCATTAGAAATAAAGGAAGCTCCTGCGTCTGTTAATATTATTCCACCAACATCGTTGGCCTCGGAGGCGTATCCATCTGCAACATGATCGAATCTTGATTCGAATTTTATTTGAGCATTTTGAAGCGTAGCAGTAAGACCAACGCTAACGCCACCTCCTAGATCTTCTCCACCTGCCGTAGATATTATAAATGGATAAACAAGATTTTGTTGTTGAGATTCGATTTCACGCAAAGTATCATGTAAATCTTGAATTATAATTTCGGTGGAGGGAGCAGCGATCGTTATAAGACGAGGATCTAAGTCCCACCTTACTGTAATATCATCTCGCTGTACCACTTACTCACCTTTTGATACTCCTTAATTTTTTCTGAAAAAGGATTTGTTTTGTTTTTTCTTCTTGGGCAATTTGGTCAAAATCTAATGATAATTTATCAAATTGCTTAGCTCTTTCTATCAACTCTATTCTTTCTTTTTTAATGGCATTTTCATCGTATGTTTCCATTGGCTCCATGCGACTAACTTTCCATTCTTCTTTATTCTTAAGTGCCTCTTTCTTTTTTCTTTTATATTCACTCAACATTACCAAAACACTAGATAGTTGCTTTGCCTTCTCCCTCTCTCTATTAGCAGCCTCTTTATATTCTTTAATATCATTTCTGGCACTAATTTCTATTTGTAAAGAATCGGCCAATTCAGTAGCAATAAATCCAGCGCTATCCTCGGGTCTATCAGTTTCAATTTTAAACCCAATTATAGCACCTTTCGTGACCGACCTATCTTTAGTGCTCATAATTATCTATATAACCGTTATTAGCTAGCAATCGTATCAACAGTTCGAATTGCTGTAACGGTCAAATTGGCGTCAGTTAATGTGATTCCAGACTGTTGGAATGGAAGAATTCTTGTACCACCCACATCTGGATCTGAAAATCTTGTCCGTCCAATTAAATCAGTATCCGCTACATATTTAATAGTGGTTGTTAATGAGCTGCTGATGGCTACCCCATCAATAAATGGGAAATATGCCGTATCAGCATCCACCAAGGCTACGGGAACCGTGTTGGCTTCCCAAGAATCCGCAGATTCCCACGTATTTAATGTACCACCAGTCAAAGGTGTTGTTTCAATTGAATCATCATCAATTTTACGCAAAACAACTGCCCAAGATCCATCAGTTACATTGCGTATCATCATACCAGTTCTAACAAATCCGGTTGCCTCAAAAGTAGCAAAGGCACCAGTATCATTAAGAACTGTGGATGTTCCTGCGGAGGTAGCGGTACCGGACAGTCCAGCGGCCGAGTCTAAAGTAATAGTTGTACCAGCAACAGATGTATAGAAAAAACGATATTCTTGTCCAATAGTGCTGGAAACGTCAACTACCCTAACCCAACTATTCACAGCCGGAACGTCAAGTGCTACGGTAGTATCTAGAGGAATTGAAGTAGATCCAACAGCAGCGCCAGCTGCGCCTACACCATTTTGAGTTTTGGTTATATCGGAACCACCAGGAGTATCAACCTCTGCCAAAAATGCTCTATCATTGGCAACTAAACCTGCAAATGTAATACTGCGCTGCGTTGGTGGTAAAATAACATTTCCATTTAAATCGGAAGTCTGCCAGTTGTTTGCATCTGCCGCTGGCACATTATCTAATACAATTCCGCGCGCCACGAACCAGCGACCACCAGCAAAGGATCCGAAAGGAGCACCAGTGTTATCAGTAATGCTGCTTGGGGTGCCGTTTACAGTAACTTCATTGGCACCATGGTCTCCCACCTCTGCTACTGTATCATCATTTAGCCAGGTTCCTTTAACTTGAGTTAAAGTTAACTGACCACTGGCGCCACCAGGATTAGAAAGTGAAATCACTACGCCAGAGGCTGTCCAGCCAGCGTTTGCATTAGTTACTAGAACTCCTTCTGCCGGAGGCGTTCCGGTTTTACCATCCCATGGAACGGTAATGTCACCAACTGCACGATAAAATTCTCCAGCTTCATTAACACCAACAACCGCTGTACTTAACAACGTATCTTGAGTGTCAGGAGTTGAGCCATCCTGATTTCCACGAGAAGTTAAGAATTGAACATACCTATAAATTTCTGCTAGTGGAATATTATTGCAATCAATAACACAGGCATATTCTTCATCAGTAGAATCTTCATTAATATCTCTTTGAGCATTTCCAAATGTAATAGTAACGCCCTGAGATTGAGCCGGGCCATCTGTTACCTCGGCTGGAGCACCATCAATATCAAAATCTGTTGTATCTCCCCTAACACCAATATCATCATTATCAGCAAACTGCTTTAAAGTACGATCTGTTGTAGTTAGTGGCTCATTTTCTCCAATTAAATAGTATTCAAATGAACCAGTTGCTGAGGCTCCGCCAGTTACACTAGTAACAACAGCTCTCAATCTGCCCAAAGGTTCGTTAGTACCGGTGCCATGAGCGTTGTTCTCAAGAATGTCGCCTATTTCAAGATCGTTTCCCGTGCGGCCATCGAAGTTAATGGTATAAGGACCATCGGCGGAGTTCAGGTCAGTTCCGGTAGATGCAAAAGGTACGACGAAGTTACCAGCTGCAGTTGCGGTTAATTCGAAGTGTGAATAAATTGTACCAAATTGGCGGGCACCTACAAATAGACGGCCACTATCAACTAATACGCCAGCCTCGCGTGTTTTCACCAAGATATCTATATGATCGGTACCACCTAAAAGATTAGGTGAGCCAGTTGCAAAATCAACGTCAACATCCCACCATTCATCAATTTTTTCGATTTTTCTTCGAAGAAGAGCCTCGGCATCAGCGCCATGATAGGCTCTACCACCTTGATAATCATCTTCTTGGCCAACGTATGCTTCTGTAGTTGCGAACTTAGAGCCTACAGAAAACAAGTTAGCCCAAATGGTTTCTCCAGTTTGAACGCCATTATTAGTTTCTGTCTGTAAATCAACACCAGTACCAGTAACGTTCTCGTTGTCTGAAAATTGTGCAACCGAAGTATTTCTTACCCAGGCTACTTGACGAACAGTATCAACTGCCAACAAAATACCAGTTGCAGCCGAAGACACGCCAGTTAATGTAACTCCAATATCTCCGGCGACTGGTGCATCTGAAGAACCATCAGTCCAGCGCAATTGGGTAATACCTTCAGCGCCAGATTTAAGCCAATCTGAAGTCTGAATAGAACCACCGTATAATGCCTTAATTGAGTTATCATCAATAAACCAACCATTGATGATGGTATACTGTGTAGGGGTCTGCGCAGACATTGGTACAGAATGCTGCATGAAGCCCGGCTCATCAAACGTATCCTGAAAATATGAATATAATTCATTAACAGTATATATAGAAGGAGGCCTATCGTTCACAAAAGCTGTGACATAAGTGATCTTTCTATCAACTACATCAATATTAATATCGTCTTGTATTGCCATAGTTCGTACCTAATCGGGAGCCATTCTTGGTCTGTATCTAGATGTTTTTTAATGCGTATAGATTAAATTCGATTATTGGTGTCTATTTGCCATATGGCTGTAGCTGTTAATCCAGACGAAGCAATAATTGTACCAGTAGAGTTAAATGGTATATATTTTTCTGTTTTATCTAAACTAATACTGTCTGCCTGGGCCTGAGTTGGAGTTGTTACGGCGGTAACCCTAAATCTAATATAAAAATAAGGTCCTTGAGAGTTTATAGATGTTGTAGCCCAATCAGACGGAATGGTAAAGCTAACAGTTAAACCATTGCCGGAAATTTGAAATGAACCTGTCTCATCAGTTACAGTTAAAGCAGTCCAGGCGCCATTCCAATACTCCCAAGTACCAGAATAACCGGATCCGGTCGTAGTTATGTTTGTCTCAACCTGGCCAAATTGGGACATTCCACCAAAATAAAACGCATCATTAACGGCAGGAGTAACAGGTAATAAGTCAACATCATCAGTTGACCCAACGCCTGGAGATCCGGTTAATGTTCTGGCGTTTGTAGTAAAATCTGTAAATACACCACCATCATCTTGAATGGCTGCGCTGATTATTCCACCATTACGTGCCCTTATTATTACATCTTGAGGGGTAGTGCCCCCAAAAGACCCGGCAACTACCCCAGAAGAATTGGCATATCCTTCAAGAAGGACTACACCATCTTCGGTCCCGCCAGAACCAATAATGGCTGCGCGGCTTCCTTCTGTTAGGCCATTTACTTCAATTGGAACAGATACATTTACTACAGTGCTAGCGCCCGTGCCATTCCTTACTGTAGGCGTGCTTCCGCCAACTACATTTAAAGTTACTAATCCTCCAGAATCATTAAAAATTGCCGCATCATTAGTACCATCTGAGCCATATCCAACAAATGTATTACCAGAAAATGTATATGTTCCAGTGGTTGTTATTTCAATAGCATGACCATCGGAGAATTCAAATATAGAATCTGATATTAATTCTGGATCATCTGATTCAATGAAGGCAACGCCGTCACCAGTATTAGCGTCTAAAACAGTAATACTATCCAGCGTGCCCCCGTTTTGAATTAAAGAACTACAATTAATTAGTGATGTTCCAACCAAGCTAGAATTAGCAGATAAAGTAAGTACATCGGCTCCAGACCATACTCCGTTAGTATCTAAGAAAGAATTGGTGGTAGAATCTACTGTAATAGACCACCGAGAATTACTGGCATTAGCAGCGGCAATATTAGCTAATGTCCAAGTTACATCAGTTCCTTCTCCACGCATCGATATTTCATAAAATCCTACCGCTACTCTTTGATCAGAAAATATAACAGAAAAGGCAGCATCTGTAAAAACAGAAGTAGCTGATCCTGTAGATGGTCCAATGAATAATTTTCCTTTGCCTATAAAGGCACCATTGCTTGATGACCACCAGCCCCAGAAGCTTGTATCCTCATCTTGAACTCTAACCGTCTCGAAGGTGTTAGGAGTACCACCAGACCCAGCATCTGCGCGAACACCTAATCCAATTGTAAACTGGTCTAACTGGATATTATTGAAGTTACCCATCAAGCTTGTCAGGGTTGTAAATGCTCCTCCCATCTCACTAACGGCAGTAAGTTGAGCTGGGTTGCCGTTCGTTGTCCAGGTTCCGGCCGAAATGACATCAAAGTCTCGGGCCGAATCTATAACTGCAGTTATAAAACCACCCTTATAAAATCCAGCCGGTTGAACATTCCACCTTCCACGATCTGTACCATTTCCAACTACAATCTGCAGCCCTGTCGTGGCGTTAATCGGGGTCTTCGTGTTGAACCACATAATGATGTGGAATCCAAATTCTCCACCACCAGACTCGAATGCATACGGGGCCGTGGCACCAAGAGTTGTTGTATACATCTCATTGAGACCAAGAGTTGCCTTGAGTCCAATAGCTCCAGAACCTTCTACGAAATCATCGTCAGTCGAAATATTTCCGACATTGTACCCGGTCGTAGCATCGGCCGAGTTTACAATTTCTCCTACGAGAGTTACCGCCATGATCCCAATGCCCCATAACGATGAGTTAAAACGATTGCTGCTACATGAACCGCATGTAGCGCCCCTTGCCCCGAAATAGGCACGTAAACGCCTAAATCAAGTATCTGCCCGGCCCAACCATTGGCGGGGCCAAATACATACCAATCAACTTGATGATCGAAGTCCCATAGCGCAACTTTCTCAGTGGCAGAATCCCAAGGACAACATACATGAGCAACACGGCCCTCCAAAATTGGAATATCATTTACTACCTCATAATGATTTGCTATCTGAATTTCTACATCTGATTTGTTGATAATAATTACTCGCTCAATATCTCCAGCTGCTTGCTCTGCATAATTCCATGCATCAAGATCAATGCGACGCCCCGACCAGACATCAATATCATTGTTTTCAAAATAAAAGCAAATACCTGGCATATTATCCACCAATTATGAATAAACCTCAATAACTCGATCGTCCCATACGGCATCACCTACTACCGTAGTTTTTTGATCAACCACGTTGCCGGCAACATCCAACGTAAATCTTTTTATGGTCCATCCGGTTAGTGATGTTGCTACTCCGGGTTTAGCTGCCCCCAAGTAAATAAAATTAGAATCGGATAAATCAAATTGTTTTTGTAAATTACCTGTTGTTGATAATGTTGGACTGGCAATAACATCTCCTTCTGCTTCTGCTTGAATTGACATAAACAAAATGTTATTTATAAAATCATTTACATCAGTAGGATCAGTAATAGTAGTTGTGTAAACAATTTGTTCATGTCCAGTGCCTAAGACATAGCCATCTCCTGATGGAATAAAGAAGTGAAATACTTCATATCTGGTAGCGGCCTCTTTAAATACAGAGTATGATACTTTGAAAACATCTACCATTTAAATCACCGTCTCATTCCAATGGAGATTTGCCCAATGTCTCCAATCTATACTGTTTGGACCAGCAGTAATTAATAGACCTTCGCCAGGAGCAATAACGATTTCCTTTTGTTCATTAAAAGTAGCAATTGATTCTTTAATTGCTTGAAAGAACGACCCACCTCCAACGCCTCCGGCCCTCACGCCAGGAGACGCTGTCCATATAGTTCCAGAAGCTGCCGTTGCAGTAGGGCTCACTCGAACAATACCAACCGGGGCACCATCTAATGTATTTCTTTTTTGAGATGATTGTATGGTACCGCCAGTTGGTAGCCCTGTAGTTCTGGTTAAAGAATAAATAAAAGGAGTGCTAAAAACAGAATTAAGAGTTCCATTAACAATAATTCTATTTAGATAAAGATTTCTTCCTGATCCAGATGGATTTTCTAAACTAATTAAATTCTGAGTTAAAATTGTGCCAATTATTAACGCACTACCAAAATAATATTCTCCTACCGGAGATCTCTCTCCTACCGATGTTGTTCTAATAGCCCCCACATTAGTAACGCTAAAAAATCTAACTAGACCATTATCATCTTTTCCAGCTAACAACAATCCTGGCTGCTCGCCAAATACGATGTTATCTTCTAGTGTTGCAAGTGGGGTTCCATACCCATCATAAAGAATAACTGCCGGGCTACGATTCATGCTATTGTCCTCGTTCGCTCTATTTCAAACGGCCCATTATAAATTATCGTATCAGTAACAGTTTCTAGAATTGTTGAACCATCAGTATTGTACATTTTCCATTCTTCTGTAATCGGGTTTTGATTTGATGCTCTAGTAATAGTTAATTCTACAATTTTATCAGTTTTAAAAGAATCAGTCCACCATATGATTTGTGAAGGAAATGGCGTATCAATAATTTCTCGAAAGGCCCCAGATACAAACCCTCCAGCAGGGCCGTTATCAATAAAATGTATTAAATGTCTAAGACTTCGGTGCTGAGACTCAGTAATTCCACCACCGCCACCGCCTGTCGCTCCAGGAGTAGCAATAACGCCATTCACTAATAAATACCTTAAATCATCATCTTTAATGGTATCTATTCGTACACGAAACCCATAATAAACATCTATAGAAGCAACTTGAGCCCCTTCCCATGTGTATGAAGTAGATGTAGATAAATCTGCTCCTTTGACTACAGATCTAAATTCTATTTCTACACTATCTGGAGATGTACTACCTCCAGCTCTGGCGCGGCCAAAAATTCTATTTCCAGCGTTTAGCCCAGCAAGCACCTCAATGCCCTGAAGAGTGGAGGGATTAATTATTTCAGCGTATGTACTTGTATAATCGCCAGCATCTGCTCCATCAAAAATAGGAGTACCAATAACATCAGAAACATCTGAGTGTTTTAAGTTACCAACATCGGAAATAGTAACAAATGTTGTACCAGTTGTTACCGACACAGCGGTTTGCTTGCGCGGAATTACTATCGTTCGTACAGTCATAAACTAGTGACATAATTTGCTAAAAGTGTGCTATCTGTTGTTGGAGAAAAAGTTATAAAGGTAATGGTATTAAATCCAGTACCGGGTCCGGCCCCCTCAGATACTACAAAATCTATACCTTGCTCTTGTATCACACCGTTGTGTCTAATGGTAATTCTAAAGGTGTTATTCTCTATATTTCCGTTTAAAAATAAGTCAGGGGTAGTAAAAACTTTATTAACACCATTTTTGGTGCCTATTAATCCTATGCCTTGTTTAAATGCAAAGTTTGTTTGAGCAAACCCCACATCAAGACCCTCACCAATGCCTAAGCTTTGCAAAAACGTTTTCTGTTCAGCATTAAATTGAAGCAGATCAATATCGCTACAAGTAATTATAATTTCTCCAGATATACCTTTTATTCGCAAATCTCCTTTTAATAGTGAGTGCCTAATGACTGCTTCAGATATTTCTGGAATTGCTAATAAATCTTTTTCTTCGCCATTAGGAATAGGACAGCCTAACACTCTAATGCGCTTACCGTTTGGTGCGACATTTCGTACTACAAAACAGGTTCCTTCTTTAGGAAACCAAGTATGATGATGCTTTGGCATTATTCAACCACCTCATCCTTTATGGTAATGGTAATGGTTCTCTCTACTTTCTTTTCACCATCTCGTCTTAAATCCTGATTACCAAATATAGCATTTATGATGCTGTCTTGAGTAGATGCATTTAGTCCATTACCATCTTTTCCCATAACAAAGGCAGATTGCTTAACATTCTCATCATGAGCATCATTAGTAAGATTTAAATAAGCATCACGCCTAATCAAATCTTCATCGCGCTTGATTAGCTGATCGTAAATATGTTGTGCAGGCTTATTTTGAATATCTTCCAGGCTTAACCGATATCTAGCAAATAATAACTGTTCCAGGTAGTCAATTTGAGGCCTAAATATGTCTAATTCTTGTGCATCAACCTTGATTGCTCGTTTTACAGAGTCATGCAAACTACGGGCATATGAATGGAAATATTCTGGATGATGACCATATTTATCACGAATCATGTCCAGTGGCTTAATTAACTTGGACATAGCTTTAATTCTATTTTTAGCTTCTTCGTCCAAAAATTGTTGCGAACGGTTCCAATACTGAAGATTTGCCCTCGGAACGCGCTCGGTTTCCTGGTCAATTCGACGAGTATCGAATGCTACCTTGGTAAGCCCTTCAGAGGGCATCATAGCGCGCATTGCAGCCGCCCTGGCGGCTCTTTTAACCATTCCAGGCTCCAGACTAGCCTGGACTTTGTAAACCTTTTTAGAGGCCATCTCAGAGCCGTTGCGGGCGGTTGACGTGAAGTCGTCAACTAAATCGCTAATAAGGTTTGCGCAACCATCTAACGGAAGTACTTTGTGATTAGCGCTCATTTCGTAAATATACTAGAATATTGGCTTCTTCTTCCGCTCTTTTCCTCTCCATTCAGTACCACCTTCAGCTACATCTTTTGTTTTGGCACAAAAACCTTCAGGCTTCTTCATAGGGATGTTCGCTGCAGCGCGCTGATTCGCCAGCCAAGCATTTGCGCGGTGCTGGTCTTCGTTGGTCATTTTCCACCACAACTCCTCCAAATCATCTGCGAGGCGATCCTCGGCTGCTTCGGTCAGCGTGCCGAGCAGTCGCCCGCTCAGAAGCTGTCGAATCAGCTGGATGTGTTTCTTCAGGGCGGCGGCAGATTCAGTGTCCATAGCTCATCTTCCTCAGTCAATGATTTTATGCTTTTATCTTGACTGTTCTCATCAATAATGTTATACTATTAGAGGATATGTTTTTATATAAAAAAGGAGAAATATTATGAAAAGTTATGAATTACATTTACCAGTTTTCAAACAGGGCGATGATTTACATCACAAAATGGAAGTAACCGGAGGTAATTTACCAGAAGCGTTCAAGTTGCAAGCCGAGACGTATGAACTAGCTGCAGAAATGTGCCGCAAAATGGCCGGAGTAGCGGTAGAGCACGAACTTTCAGTAGATGCAGATACTCATATGATTATGGTAGGCGGTCCGGAAGATGTAATGGAAAATTTAGTAGTAGAAGGCATACTGGATGCTGATGACGAATATGAAGATGAAGACGAATAATAAAACCGTTTTATCTAAAAAACAAAAAGAACAGATAATTGAATTATATTGTCAGAACATCTCTCCGACTAAAATTGGAGAGATGTTTAATATTAAAAGAGATTCTGTCACTAGAATAGCCAAAAAAGCTGGTATTAATACTACACCTAAAAAAAAATTATCTGACCAGGATGTCGAAAATATCTGTAAGCTTTATGTAGATGGATTATCTACACAGAAACTTGCCGATAAATTTAAAGTATCAGCAACCATTATTTCTAAATACCTAAAACGAAATAACATCAAAATTCGTGACATGTCCGAATGTCATAGAATTTATCCCATTAATGAAGATTTCTTTGATGTTATTGATACAGAAGAAAAGGCTTATTTTTTAGGATTTTTATATGCAGATGGCTGTAATCATTTGAAAGAAAACTTTGTTACTCTCGGGGTACAACATTCTGATAAAGAAATATTGAAAAAATTGGCAGCGCTAATATATAAAGAAAATCCAGATAATCAAATAAAAATATCAGATAGAACTCATGACAATAAAGGAATTACCGCTTACTTTACAATAAATAGCAAGCATATATGTCATAGACTAGATCAGTTAGGATGTGTACAATCAAAAACTTTTAAAATAAAATATCCTAATTGGCTTTCGAATGATTTACATAGGCATTTTATACGAGGCTATTTTGATGGAGATGGTGGTTCTACTATTTTTTATATTCCGGGTGTTGGCGGTAAAATCAAATTAACTTCTACAAAAGATTTTGTTAACGGTGCGCGTAAAGTAATATTAGATCAGGTTGGAATTTCGCTTGGAGTATATAAATACTCTTCTGTATATGATTTGGCGTCTTCTGGAGATGTTAATTCTATTAAATTTTTACATTTTATGTATGATAAAGCAAATATATTCATGAGAAGAAAACATGATCTATATCTTGATTTTGTAAATAAACTTAAATTTACCAACTATTTAGCCAATAAAGGAACTCAAGGATATTCAAAAAGCAATATAAAGAAATCTCAGCATATAAAGAATATAGCGTTTGATTGGATTTTTGAAAAGGATGAATTTAAATTAACCAAACATAATATTAAATTATTATCGTCAGAAGAGCGAGAAGAGTTATCTATTTGGGTATTTAAAGAGTTGCGAAAACATAACTGGAAATATCCTGATGATCTTCAGAATGTTAAAACACAATTTGACAAATTAACTGATTATCAGCCAGATTTAACCAAACAAAAAATAAACGGATCCAATTTGGGAAATTATATATGCAAAGTATTTTGTCATTCTTTTTATAAATCTAAAAGCAAATATGGAAAATCTATTATCGAAGTATTTGAAGATGATGAATTATTAATGAAAGTCGTCCGCAATAGGTTGGGGCTAGATTGGAAAAAAGAACCAGAATTTTTTGATATTTCATTTAAAAATATAATTATTGGAATGCGTTCATCTGGAGCAGCATCTCATATTACTATGTTTAAGCCAACTATAGCAAAATATATAGTAGAAAAATATTCTAATATTGGGGATACTGTATACGATTATTCTGCTGGTTTTGGAGGCAGAATGCTGGGTGCATGCTCCGCCCAAAGAAAATATATAGGAACAGATCCATTAACACATAAAGAATTAAAAAGAATGCGAGATTTCCTTAAATTACAAAATTGTACCATTTTAGGAGATCCATCAGAAACTGTTAGATTAAATAAAAATAGTATTGATTTGGCATGGAGTAGCCCTCCATATTTTGATATCGAAATCTATTCCGAAGATTCGGCACAAGCATATAATAATGGTATAGAGTATTTTATTAATACATATTGGGAACAAACCCTAAGAAATGTTAAGTATATGCTTAAATCCGGCGGTTTTTTCGGATTAAATGTAAAAAATCAAGCTGAAATGATTGATATGTCTATAGATATATTTGGAGAACCAATTGATGAAATTGAGATAACATATTCTACATCTCATTTTAATAAAACCAAATGTAAATCAGAAGAGCCTATTTTGATATTTAAAAACCAATAAAAAAGGCGCCGACTTAGTCAGCGCCTTTTTATTTAATTATGTGGTTTATCAGCCGGCTGCAAGGCTCTTAGAACCCTTTGAAACGCCGCGCGGATTGACAATACCAATGCCGATAATCTCGCTGACAACCCAACCAAGCTTCAACTGCTTTGGCTCGTCTGCAGGAAGAACTTCGATGTCCTGACGAACAGGCATAACACCAACAAACTCTGGGTCAGCACAGCCGTAGACAGTTCCAGGTGGAACAATCTTGGAGACCATGATGTCTGCACCCCAGATGTGTGCGTAGAGACCAGTCTGAAGGATCTCACGCTGGGTGACAGGATCGACCTCACCACCGCCTGCGCCCTGACCACCGCCAGATGCCCAGTTGAGGATGTCAGTGAACTCGTTGATGTTCATGAAGAACTTCGTTGTGACGAGGTCCCAACGGTCAACCTGAACCTTGAGTTCGACAAGGTCACGCTTGAGCATTCCTGCGTCAGCGATATCCTGAAGAGTGTTCTCAACACCAGCGGCAGAATCAAGAGCTGCAAAGACGTTTGCGTCTTCCTGAGCCATGATCTCTTGGCGTGCTTTCTGCACTGCACGGTCAATGACGTTGAATCTACGACGCTTTACTTCGTGAATACGAACGGTTGGGTTCGAGTAGATCTCGAACTCTGGAACCGTAACGCGATCACCGAAGACGCGAGCCTCTGGGCCGGAACCGTGTGCAGAAATAACAACTGCGGTTACATCGATGTCACGATCGTAGACTGGAAGTGCACCCTGTGGGAGCGGGTCAACGACCAATGCACGACGTGCGATGCCTTGGTAGTCCAAGTTCTTACGAATTGGGTTAGCCATTGCCTGAGCAAGTGCCATCTTACCTTCGTGGGTCATGATTGCGCGAGTAATAAGCTCGTCACGCTTCTCATCATTTAGGCTTAGCTGTCCAGCAAGACCAATATTGGAAGGAAGGTTCTCCTGAATTACAGCTGCGTATTTTGTAAGGGTAGAAAGAGCATCATTCAAGTTAGATGCGTTTAACTGTCCTTGAGCATTGAAAAGTTCACTCATGTTGTTCTCCAAGTTAAGGATTACTCGAACTAACCAGTAATCTTGTTCTTAAGTGTGTTAAGTTAGGGTTTTAGTTTAGTGTTATGAAAAAAGGGCACCAACAAGGCCGGTGCCCTTTTTCAATTTAGTTTATTACAGCTCTGGGTTCCACGAGAAGATTGCTACATCGAACTGCGCGCCCGGTGCAGGCGAACCAGATGGAGAGTTGAGTGCCTGTACCTGGCCGAGTGGCGTGGTTACAAGGCTTCCATTTGGTGCGAACTCAATGAAACGACCAACAACAACTGCCTCGAATGCAGCACCTGCGTTTGGAGTCAAAAGACCAGCAGTGGTTGCATAGAGAGCATCACCGCCAGACAATGCCGGGTTGGTTGGAACCAAACCGCTGTTGAGGGTGGTGTCGACTGCGTCAAGAGTTACTGCATATAGACCTGGCTTGTCCCAAAGAGTGACCTTGCCAGAACCAGCTGCAGTGTGTGGACCAAGAACAGCTCCGCCAGTAGATACCTGACCAGCAGATGCACCAACGACCTCACCAAATAGGGTGCCGTAACCGCTGACTCCCTCATCCAGAAGGAAGAGTGGGCGTGCGCCAGGGGCTAGGGTAGTGGTAACTGCTGCACGGGTGTTAGCCTGGGCTACGTATCCGTCTTCAACGTCTGCAGCTGCCTGGTCTGTGGCCAAAGCAACGTACGTGAAAGTGCAAACTTCTCCACCAAGGGAGCTGGTAACCTGAGCGTCAAGACCATCGAACTGGCCGAGTGGCTGTGTGCCTGGTTGTAGAATTTTAAGTGCCATTTTTTTGTTCCCTGAAGCGCGTTGTTTGTGCGCTTTATCTATCTTTCTTCTATGGGTCTTACATCTACTAGATGATTCTAGTCGATTAGTATGCTCCCATATTGATAGGAAAGAACAAAATTATTTGCACAATATACTAGAAAATATACGAATTCTTTCTTCGGATGTGAAAAAGGCCACTTTTTTGTTCTTCGTAATGATCCCAAGAGCCGAAGAAACGTCCTCCGTGGAGGTTCCAAAGCCGCTTCCGCCCCAAATCATGCCCTGTGCTCCCTGCTGTCCAACAGCATTAGAGATCTTTATTTCAGCACGTTTGGCAGCAGCAATCAGATCGTCATTAAGCTTTCCGTCTTGAGGTCCGTTATACAACACACCAATAACTGGTTGCGCAGTGCTAAAGAATTTTTGGAATGCAAGTACGGTTTCATCAGATTTGTCTTCTTCGATTTTTTCTTCTTTTTGTGGTTTGGGATGCAGAAATTCTTTCAACGCAATTAGCGCTTTAGTCAGCTCGCCTTGATTGATGGAATTGCCGGATACAATGTTGAATTGCTTTCCTGTTTTTCTCTTAAGAGTCCAGGAGAAATTGAGCAAAACATCAAGTAGTTTTCTGTTAATCTTGCCGTCAATTGGACCTGGATATGGAGGGCTAATAGGGTTACCCTTCATAACCTTCTGTACCTGCCTTACCCAATTTTGTCCATCATCAGACATTGCTACATCAGGAGGAGTTTGTGCGTAATACGAATCACGAGGCCTAAAGAAATCTCTATCTTCTGATGGAACTACGAATTGAATAGACTCAGATAATTCGGAAAGGCTAGGCTGGCCAACCATTCCGGTAGCTTCTGACCGGTCAGTTATGGTTGGCTTAGACATTAGACCGTCTCGCTAGTTTCTTCCGGCTTTTCTTCTGGTTGCTTTCCAGCAAGCATTTCCTCTGGAAGCTCAGTTCCAAGAAGCGTCTCAAGACTTGCGACATCTCCAGCTTCAACGCTTCTCTTAACAGAGCCAAGAATTGTTCGCATATTTACAACCGATTCTTGGAGAGATTCATCAAGTGTTTCCAAAATCAAAATTGCATCGCGCGGGTCAGATCCCGCAATTGGAGCAACAAGATACTCTTCTATAAAGGAACCTGTATCACCAAGATTTTCTGTTAGCCAAGATGACTCTTCTGGAGATGCTTTGATGGTGGCTACCATTTTACGAATTCTGGCAGAAAGACTTCTGACTGCCTTCACATATCTTGCCATCATGCCGCCCGCAGCTTGTGCGGTAGCTTGTCCCTGGCCAGTTCCAAGATCAACATTATAATTGGTTAAATCTTCATTAAGACTTTTGACATATGCAATGTCTTCAATTAGGCTAGTTATCATTGGTGAAAGCTTTGGAAGGTTGTCTTTAAGCTCATCCAGCTCTTCCATAGCCCGATCTGAGTTAAGTACAACTCCTTTATCAATCTCTCCGCCAAAGTTGTTTATTAGGCCTGTTGCTGCAAGCAGTGATACTACACCAATAGCTATACCTACTAATGGTAGGCCAGCTGACTTAGTAAGTCTCTCAGTGCAATTATCTGCAAAGGCCATAAGCTCATGCTCATCATCTCTATCTAGAACGAATGCGGCTTTGATAACTTCGTTAACCAGCTCTTGGTGAGCCTTGACATAACGCTCTTGAATATGTTTGCCATGGTTTGGTTTGGTAGCAATGTAGTGCATTACATCTTGGCGCTCTAATAGGTTCTCAACCAAACCATTTACACGATCATAGGCCGGAGCAACAACAACAGGCTCTGGATGTGCCTGCTCAACAATGTGCTTCTCGTCACCGTTTGGCTTAACGCCATATAACATTGCGATAGCGTCAAGGTCTAAGGAGTCATAACGAGGATTCGTCTCCTCTTCAGCCTTCTTTTCTAGACTCGCCTCTTTGACGATGCCCTGTGCAACTGCTATCTTTGCGTATTCCTCAAAAATGTCACTCATATTAAACCTTTAGCTGCTTGGTGTGCAAACATATCAACAACTTGCTTGCGGCTTGTAATTCCGGACGGCATCAATATAGAGTCGGGGTTGGACGTGCTTTGGTTCGGCCGCAGAATTGCTACAGCTCTCTGAAAGGCCGGCAATCTACTTACTATGCTGTCATATCCAGATAATTGTGGATAAATCTCTTCGGTCCAAGCCAGCAAAGTATCCGGAACATTTCGGTTTAGTAGCGGAACAATCCACATGTTATCTACGTCGTTTTTGAACTCTTTTTCGCCAGCCCCGCTTGGACGTAGCCTGCTTGGTTGTTGTTCTGGCTTTGCAGAGGGTGTTGGAGCTATGTACCCCGAACCAGCTCCTTCTTCAACTTTTGGTTCTGTAGTTGGCACATCTGTTTCTGTTTTCTTATCGCCAATTAAGCCCTTGATTAGGCCGGTTGCAACTCCGGTAGCAGTAAGCAATCCAGCGCCAAGTAACGCAGTCTTTAGCGCCCAAATGATAATGCCTTTGGCAAGCCATGATGCTTTGGTTTTCATTCCTCTGGAAAATAGATTTCCAAACACTCTAGCAATAACACCGGCTCCCTTACGTGGTATAAATGGTACATCAACACGCTGAGCAATCTTAGTAAGATCAGCGTCGTACTTTGCAGACTTTGTAATGGAATCAAAATCTGCCTCTGACAAAGATCCACCGCTGCTTAGCGCTCCCTTTACGGCGTTAAACACGCTAGAAATGATGCCGCCAACATCAATGCCCATTGCATTAGCAACCGCATAAGCAATACCAAGTACCGGGTGAATCTTGAATAACGCGCCAGTAAGCAAAACACCACCAAGTGCATCTATATAGCCGCCAGTAGTATTCTCTTTTACAACGTGCGTTTGAATCAAACCCTTAATGGAAGACGCAATACCATCAAAACCAAGCTCATCCCAAAGACCAGCTTCTTTGATGATATAGAAATCATTAGATGAGGCTAACGTAACTAGAATAGCCTCATCATAGATTTCCTGCAGTTTTCCATATCGATTCATTAGTATCGTCGTCTTGTTCGGCCGCCTCTCTGGAGCTGGTCCATTTTGGCATTCAACGTTCGAATCCATGCCTGTGCATCTTTATTTGAACGCGGTACGAGTTTTTGTCTAACTTGTGGATTTTCTATTGAGTCAGTATATTTTGCACGGACGTCGGATATTTTTGCTTTAAGCCTTCGTAAGAAATCATAAAAGGCCATCTTAGTAGCTTCATCATATAGCTGATTGGCTATACCAGGATTTTTTGCAATCAGCTGTGCGTTTTCTTGCAGCCGTTGGCCAACAGCATTTCTTATGTGTTGCGGCCAGCTGTTTGCACTGGTAAACATTGATCCCGCAATAGATTGTGCATCAGCGGTCTCCCAATTATAAAAGTCTAATACATCAGTTTCTGGCATATCTGTTCCCCACCAGTAACTATTACCAAGATCAAGATAACGAGTTATTGGTGGAAAATCTTTTGCCGGGAACCCTGCACCAATACTGCCGGGACTATTCATATCAATAAATTGAACCTGCACCGGAGATGCAAGCTGTCCTGCCTCATTGACTGCTATCATGCCAAATGGTCCGGCTCCGCCTTGACCCGGTTGTCCCATACCTCCAACACCACTGCTTCTAGGGGCGCCAGTAGTTTTTAGATCACTAACGCGCATAGTTTCTGGTTGCTTACCATCCGGACCTTGCTTCAATGCTCCGGCCGCTACGGCTGCACGATAGTATGAGGTACCAACATGATTCATTGCTTTAACGAAGTACAACTTGGCTCGCTTTTCTTCACGATCCTTTGCATTTTGTACCTGTACTAAGGCATTGTTCTTTACGTCTGTAATTACCTTGGTAAAAGCCTGTAGATTTACAGCTGCCTCGCCGTTGTAATCTTCATAGGGCAATTCTCCATTTTCAACAGCCCAATTATAGAAGTGCCATGCTGACAGTATGTCAGACTTAGCAACGGGAATTTTTTCGCCACTTTCCTTAATGTATTCTCCAATGACACTGGAGGCCTGTCCAAGTTGGCCTTTTCCGCTTTCAATATGAGCACGTAGTTTTTGTAAATTAGCCAAGGTAGCTGCGCTGCGCTGTTGTTCTATTACAGGCAAATCTTTAGCGCCGGTTTCTTGCCTTACCTTTTCAGCGTAGCTTAGAGCCTCTGCAACTTGAGATCCGTAACCTGGCGCCCCGGTATCACGCATTTGAGATGTGTAATCGGCTTTTCCACCGCGCTTCTCATATGCATCTGCTAAAACTTTTAGTTCTTGCTGAATCTTGATGCCAAGATAATCGGCCTGCTGGGATGGTTTCTTATCATCTGTTTTTTTATCGCTTTTTGGAGGTTCCCATTGCGAAAGTTTTTTCAATACATCATGCCTGCTTGATTTCTTTTTAATTATATCTAACCATTGCTGCATTTTTTGCGCATCTCTATTTAACACGCCTTGTATAGCATATATGCTTTTTCCTTCGAAATCAATTTTTGGCATAAGTTTTTGTAAAACAGCACTTAGCCTAATAAGTCCCTTTGATTGCTCAACAGCATTTATAAGGTTTGTTAGATATTTCTCTGCACCTTCTGCAACGCTTCTATTGTCTTCATCTGTATCGGGATCTGTAATCAAGATCCGCATTTGTCTTAGTATTTTTTTCAGGCCATCTGCAGATACACCGTGCGTTCTAGCCGGCTTGCCAGATCCAGCGCCTTCTTCCTTTTTCTTAGCCTTTTCCTTAATTGCAGTTGTTAGGCTAAGCAAAGGTATTTTGCCGCCGAACATAGCGCTTAATAGAGCTTTGAAATCAATAACATCATTTTCTACTAAATCGCCCCAAGGCCCCTTCTGAGTATAGTACTTAAGCGCCTGTAATTTGATTAAATCAAGAAGCTCGGCGGGGTCTACTCCAAAATCTTCCTTCTTCTTTAGTATGAAATCATGCACTGGAGCACGCGCCATTGTAGCAATATGCTCCGCCTCCCCGTTATCAGTAGCATACCACTCATCCAGATCGGGGCCCCACACAACATTATCTACCTCTTCAGTTTGAAGAATTTGATAAACGGTATCTTTAAGAACAGCCTTGACCTGATCAATATCAACATCTTCTGCAGTCTTTAGAATAGCACTCATCTGCGCAGCCATGCTTGCCAGCTTCCCGGTGGGCATTTTCCTTACTTTGTCGAGAATCTTCTTTTGAGCGGAAGTGATCGTCTCAACTTTGCCATAGTCTTCTTTTGACGGAGCAACTTCGGCATCGCCTTCTGGATGTGCAGAATCAACAAGTTCTTCGTCACATAGCTTCTTGTATTGGTCTTTAGCCATCTTGTAGACATAAATTTTGTCTTCAAGGGCGCTTGCCTCGTGTTCGTATCCGCGCTCGCGCAAACTATCAACCAAACTGATTAGGTCAGTATGAACATCGCTGGTTGCCTTTAGTGGCTTTGGTGCGGATGCGGTCTTTTCCATAGGTTCTGGTGTTATCAAGCCACGCTTGATGGCAACCTTCTCAAGGATCTGCATTACTTCGCTATCTAGAAAGGTTCCGCCTGTCTTAGCAATACTCATGTTTGTTCCTACTGATCAAGGTCAAGCATCATGACTGCTTGAGCAAATAATGGGTTACAGCTGCGGGCATAATCTGGATCAGAAGCGATCTTCTTCTGTAGTTGCTTAAAAGTAAACAGCATTTTTGGATCGTTCTTTATTTTGCTTTCAAATTCCACAAAAGCTTCTATTACTGGTTGTTCTTCAACGGTTTTCTCAGCAGCAAGCCGAGCTTCTGCCTTTTCCGCTGCTTCTTTGCGTAGTTCGCCCTGTAGGTAGTTTCTAAATACCTCAGAGTCCATTACTGCTGCCCAATCTGCATCCATAATTATCCTCAAAACTTAGGTAAGGGTCACTTAGATGTTAATTTATGCATTGAGGATTACTAGCTAAATCCAGCGAATTTCTAAGACTTTATCTCCCGTTACCAGTTTAGTTTCAACGTATGCAATAGGTACTGAATTTGGTCTACATTTTTCGGAGGTAAGCACGCCCTGTTCACTAGAATACACCAAAGCACCCATGGCATACTCTAGCTCTGGCTCAAAATTATCTGTTCTAAGCAATGAGGCGCTATTGTACAATATCGGAATCATGCCAAATTGATTTGGTAAATCAATGACAATACCAAATGGTTGAATGCTATTACTCAATGAGCAATAAACATCATTGGGCGTTCTAACGAGCTTCACTATCTGGCCGGGCGTAAAATCCCGATATGCTCGAATCATTATCGGGTTCCCAACGTGTGCAATTATCTCTAACATTGATTCGCATAAGATCTTTTAACCTCCTAATAACTGTTGTACTAACATTCCAGTCTTTTGCAACTTTTCTTAATGAACGAGAATCAAGCACTATTTGCTTAATTTGTTCAGATGAAAAGCTCTTCTTATTTGGAGGTTCCTTTCCCTGGTTTATTTTTCGTAGGTGCTTAATTGTTTCTTCTGAGTGTTTTTTGCCGAAAAACGGATTATCGGACCCAACACACTTGCCCTTTCGTCCTTCAGATATCTTTTGCTTGGTTTCCTCTGACCATTTCTTTCCAAGATGTGGTTTTGGGCGAACCAAGTTTTGCTTTTCAGCAATTTTCGTAATAATTTCATATACTTAGGTCGATCTATAGCCAGAGCGCCTCCAAATGGCCATGAATATTCGTTGGAGGGCCAGTAACGATAGCTACAGAAGGATAGTCAGGCTGTATTTGGCGAGTTGTGAGCAGGCCCGATTCTGACACAAATAATGGTTGATTTAATGGATATCGTTTATTTGTTTCAAATGAGTCAGTAGTAAAAATCATGCGCTGAAACCAAACGGTTACTCTTCCGCTTGCCATCGTAGAATCATCACCAGGAACGTTTGGAACCTGGTAAGTGTAACTTACAACGGTTCTAATTGAATCAGGAATACCATCACCATCTGAATCAAAGTTAAGCTCAGTACCGGCTAAGAACTTAATTACGCCGTTACGCTCAATTAACTCAACACTAACAGGATTTGATATAAATGAACTACCAACAATATTTGGATTATTAAGCTCTGCTTTTATATCTATTGATGTTACTAATTTACCGCCTGGACCAACAGTAGCAACAGGGGCTGCCCAGGCTATTACGGTTTCATCTATAGAGGTAGCTGAGAATGCATTCTTTTTGATATCGTCAATAATACCAATAGGTGCTGTACCATTACTTACGCCACACACTACTTGGTTTCCCAACAGATTTAACTGTGCGATGTGACCTGCCTCAAACTCCGCGCTAGGATCTACCGGATATGAAAATGGTATTGCATTCCCCGTTTGTACGATGCGAAAAATAACGGCCACCTATAGCTATTTTCCTGTTTGATACAGGATACTGTGTTATATACTACGATATGCCTGCTATTACAAAAAAACAACAAGCGCTTGTTACTAATCTATATATCAATAAATGTACTAATTTAGCAGAGATAGCTAGACGCACTAAGTTATCTCGTCCTACTGTAAGAAAAATTCTTCGACAGGAGGGCTTAAGAGATGTTAAAAAATCAGATATTGACAACAGTGCGTATCTCAACAAAAATATGTTCGATGCCATCAATGATGAGGCAAGCGCTTATTTTTTGGGATTGCTATATGCAGACGGTAATGTGTATTTAAGAAAAACAAATGACATACCAACAATTTCATTGACATTGCAAGAGAGAGATAAGCACATTTTAGATACTTTCCGTAAACTAATTGCGCCCAAACATTCTTTGTACCTCAAAAGCGCAAAGATCGATACGCAACAAGATCAGTACAAGCTGGCGTTCTCAAGTCAAGTTATTGGCGATCAGTTACAGCAACTTGGTTGTATACCGAGAAAGAGTCTTAAATTGACTTTTCCAACAAATATATCCCCCAATTTAATCAGACATTTTGTTCGTGGATATTTTGATGGAGATGGATGTATTTCATTTTATCGACACAAAAATGGATATCGCGCCTATTTAGCATCATTTGCTTCGACAAAAACCTTTTGTAAAGAATTAGGACTATTATTTGATAACATTGGGCTTACGTACGGAATCTATACCAGAAAATCAAATGGAATTACATCAGAGCTTGTTGTTGGTGGAAATCAACAGGTGTTGACATTACTTGTGTGGATGTATAATGATGCCAAATACTTCATAAAAAGGAAGCGGGATAAATATACCGAACTTCAGCAGCTGTACGATCATTAACAAACAAAAAAGGCCCCAAATAAATTCGAGGCCCGTTGCACCGCTCATTACAATATTTTAGAATTTGTCATTCAAACGCCTAAGCATATCCTTTCGGTCTCCAGATTCCATATCGTCAAACATTTCCTCAAGACCTTCTTTCGCATCACTATCCATGGCGTCAGATTCATCCGACTTAAGTAGCGTTCGCAGTCTCTTTAATTCAGACTGACTTAGCTGAGGTTGTTTTCCTTCAGAGCAAGCAGCGCAGTCTTCAGCAGCACAATTATCTGGGTCGTGATCGTCTGCGTTAAATACCCATCCCTTTGTTTCCAAATTGGCAAGCATTTTCTCTGGCGTTAGACCTTGCATAGCCGGGTCCTCACAGACATCCCTAATTACCGCAACCATCTGGGCTTCCTTGCGCAAGCCGGCTTGCTTTAAACAAGCCGCCGCATAAGCAAGGTGCTCAGAAACCTTGGTCATGCGGGAGTCCTTTAGGTTGCCCTCAAAGGACGCAGTTTTCTTCATGTTCTGCTCAAGGGCAGTGAAGAATTCATCATCTGTTTGCTTATCAAAAAACATTAGTCTCTGTAAAGTGGATGGCTTGGATGTTCTTTAGACATATCCCAAAGTTCGTCTATACCCTCTAGCGTGCCATCTTCTTCAAAATCAGGCTCCTCAGGCATGTATTCATGCTCTTTAAGTTGCTCGAATTCAACAGTTGGCTCTCCATAATCTTTGCCAGTTTCTTCTTCTTCACCGCGCATCATTCTCGATAGCTCTTGGCGACTATTATCATCCCACAGCATATCATCTACTTTATGTAGCTTATTGACGGCGCCGGGAAGCTTATCTCCCTCGCTCCAAAGAGTTTTTGCATATCTAGAAAGCAGATAGCCAAATGGTCGTAGGGCACCTAGAAAATAACCT